TCCTGAGATGATATATAACTATATTTTAGCGCAAGAGCGCGGGCTGATAATTTTATGAAAAACAACTGACATATTTAAGAATTGTATGGTAACCTAGAATATAAGAAATAAATAATTTAGGAGGACGAGATATGTCAGATAATGAGATAACAGCAAGTGGTAAACTTCCAGAATTAGGGGAACTAGAAAAGTCAATGATTGAAAATTTTAAAGCACGAAGTATAATGGAATTTCAGCAAAAAATAGAAAAAGACAAAGAAAAGATGCTAAAGACTATTAATCAAGCATCTAGAGGAAAAAAACTTGTAGAAAACATAGAACAAATACAGGAAAATCAGGTCCAACAAATAGAAAATCAAGAAGAACAAATAGAATTTTTGAAAGAACTTGCCAGATACCAAAAAGAACAAATAAAGGAATTAAAGGACATCTTTGCATCGTTAGAAGATTCTGTAATTGTAAGTAAAATGATTCAACAAGAATTGCAAAAAGAGGATAAAAGTGCATTAAAAGATTTAGTAGAAAAAGTAGGGACTGCAGAAGTTACAGCTTTTTTGACTGGAGTAATCAAAAGTATAGTAGATATGTCGAAGATTTTTTAAGTAATATATTGAATGAATTAAGGCACCTTCGGGTGCTTTTTTCGTGCGTAAATTTAGAAAGGAGTGAGCCTGAATGGCATTAACAGAAAAACAAAAAAGATTCTGCGATGAGTATTTGATCGATCTAAATGCTACTCAGGCTGCAATTAGAGCTGGATATTCGGTAAAAAATGCTGATAAGATTGGATCTGAACTACTAGGTAAAACTAGAGTTTCAGAGACAATTTCAAGAAAGATAGCTGAGCGATCGAAGCGAACTGGTATCAATCAGGATAGAGTTATTCAGGAACTAGCACGAATCGCATTTGTAAATCCACAAAATGTAATAGATTCAGAAGATGCTTCTGTAAGAGAAGATGCGACAGAGGATGATCTGGCATGCATACAGTCCGTAAAGGTCAAGACGATGGATGGAGCAAAAGGAAAATCGGTTGAGAGAGAAGTTCGATTGAATGACAAAATGAAGGCTCTTGAATTGCTTGGAAAGCATCTCGGAATGTTCAAGGACAAGCTGGAAGTTGATGCTGATATGGATCTGAATATTACAATCGACTATGGTGAGGATGATACTGGATGAACATAAAAGTACAGGCAAATCCTTGCTTCAAAGAGGTTGATCGTAGCAAAAAACGATACATTGTGATGAAAGGCTCTGCCGGATCCGGAAAGAGTATGGATACAGCACAGCATTATATCCTGAGACTCATGAGCGATCCTGGTCGTAATCTTTTATGTGTTCGAAAAGCAGATGTAACGAATAGAGATAGCACTTTTGCAGAATTGCAGGGTGCTATTTTTCGTATGTTTGGAGAACAGTATAAACGATACTGGTACATCAATGCATCAAATATGATCATAGAATGCAAGAGTAATCACAATCAGATCATATTCAGAGGTGTAAACGACGAAAGACAGAGAGAAAAGCTGAAATCAATCACATTCAAACGAGGAAAGCTAACAGATGTTTGGATAGAAGAAGCGACAGAGATCACACAGTCAGATTTTGAGATCATTGATGACCGATTGAGAGGCGAATTGCCAGAAGGACAGTTCTATCAGATTAGGATGACATTTAACCCTGTGTCAGCACACCACTGGATCAAGAAAGTGTTCTTTGATCGCGCTGATTCTGACGTACTGACACACCAGTCAACTTACGAAAAGAACCGATTTATTGATGAAGCATACCACAGACGAATGTTAAGACGCAAAGAAGTAGATCCAGAAGGATATAGAGTCTATGGTCTAGGCGAATGGGGAGAAGTTGCAGGATTAATCCTTAAAAATTATGTCATAGAAGAATTTGATCGTACACCAGAACACTTTGATTATATCGTAAATGCACAGGACTTTGGATTCAATCATGCCAACTGCATTGGGGAGGTTGGATTTAAGGACGGTGATCTGTATCTCTTCCAGGAACTGTATGTGTATGAGATGGATACAGAGGAGATCATTAAACGGGCAGCAGGAAGATTCAACAAAAAGCTTCGAATGTGGTGTGACTCTGCGGAACCAGATCGAATCAAGATGTGGAAGAAAGCAGGATATAGAGCAAAAGGAGTAAAGAAAGAACCAAACAGCGTCAGTGCTCAAATTGATTATCTTAAACAGCATAGGATACACATCTATCCAAGCTGTGTAAACACAATTAAAGAAATACAGCAATGGAAGTGGAAGAAAGATGAGAGAACAAATACTTATCTGGATGAACCAGTTCCATTTTTTGATGATGCAATGGCTATGCTACGTTATTCAATTGAAGAAGAACGTAAACAGAAGCCAAGACTAAATACCAACGTGAAAGGAGGAATATAATGCGAAAAGAAATTTATAGAATATCGCCAGACGAAGAACTAACAGATGCGAAGTTGAGTCAGTTTATCGCAAGGCATGCTACAGAAAGCACGTTTCGGTATAAACAATTACAAGATGCATACGAAACAGATTTCCCAATCTTTCACGAAAAAACAAAACCAGAGTGGAAACCCGATAATCGTATTGCTGTAAACTTTGCAAAATACATTGTAGACACAATGAACGGGTATTTCATTGGAAATCCAATCAAAATCACAGTAGATGGTGGAGAGGAAGCGATTGAAAAATACATAGAATTTCTCGATCAATATAATGATCAGGATGACAATAATGCAGAATTGTCTAAGATTTGCTCTATTTATGGAAAAGGGTACGAAATGTATTATAACGATGAAGATGGAAACGTCGGAATTATATATTTAGATCCAACAGAAGCGTTTATGATCTATGATGATTCGGTACTTAAACGTGAACGCTATTTTGTTCGGCTATATAGGGATGAGGATAATGTCTTGCATGGAAGTGTATCGGACCAAGAAAAAGTTCGATGGTTTACTATAAAAGGAAAGATTGTTTGGAATGAACAAGAACAATTACATTACTTTAATGGGGTTCCAGCTACGGAATATCGTGAAAATAAAGAATGCCAAGGAATATTCGAACCGGTGATGTCCATAATCAATGCATTCAACAAAGCAATCAGTGAAAAAGCCAATGATGTAGATTATTTTGCAGATGCATATTTGAAAATTATAGGGACTTTGCTAGATGAGGATGAATTGAAACATATTAGATCAGACCGTGTGATCAACTTTGATGGAGATGGCGAAAGTGTAATCGTTGATTTCTTACAGAAACCAAACGGAGACACGACGCAGGAAAACTTACTTGATCGATTACAAAATCTGATATTTTTAATTGCCATGGTAGCCAATATTTCAGATGAAAATTTTGGAACAAGTTCGGGTATTGCAATGGCATATAAATTGCAGGGAATGAGTAACCTTAGAAAAACCAAAGAACGAAAGTTTACCTCTGGAATGAATCGAAGATATAAGCTGATTTTTAGCAATCCTGGAAATGCTATGAAAAAAGATGATTGGGTGAAGTTGCATTATAAATTCACACCAAATGTTCCAGCAAACCTATTAGAAGAAAGTCAGATCGCACAAAATCTTTCTGGCGTTGTGTCACAAGAAACACAGCTCGGAGTCTTAAGTGTTGTGGATAATCCGAAGACAGAGATTGAACGTATAGACAAAGAAGAGGAGAAGCCGAGAGATGTAGTGATGCAGCAGATGTTTGGAGACAAGACAGATGAGCAGTAAAAATTACTGGAGAGAGCGAGAAGAACGTCAGAGAAAATTGAATATCAAAAATGAAGCTGAGTATCAAAAGAAATTAGATGATATTTATGCGGATATGCTTGAAAATATAGAAAAGGAGATCAATGGATTCTATGTAAAATATGCGAAATCAGAAGGAATCACGATGGCAGAAGCTAAGAAACGAATTTCAGAGATTGATATTGAAGCCTATGCTAAGAAAGCAAAACGCTATGTAAAGAACAAAGATCTCTCAAAGAAAGCAAATGATGAAATGCGGTATTATAATGCAGCGATGAAGATCAATCGATTAGAGCTGTTGAAAGCTAATATTGGAATGCATTTAGTTGGTGGCTATGATGAACTCGAGAAGATTTTTGGAGACGCATTTACGCAGCGGACAGAGGAAGAAATGCGAAAACAAGCAGGTATTCTTGGAAAGACAATTCAGAACAATGGCGAAAAAGCAGAAGTGATCGTAAATGCGTCTTACAAAAATGCAACTTGGTCAGAACGTATCTGGGCGCATCAGTCAATGCTGAAATCAGAGATTGATAAACTTCTTCAAGAAGGATTGATTCAAGGAAAGCATCCAAGTGTACTGGCAAGACATTTAGAAAAACGATTTGGAGTCAGTGAAAGCAACGCAATGAGGCTGATGGTTACAGAACTTGCAAGAGTTCAGACAGAAGCCCAGAAACAGTCGTTTATACAGAATGGCTTTGAAGAGTATGAATACATAGCATGTGAGAAAGCGGATGCATGCAATCAATGCAGATCATTGGATGGAAAGGTATTTAAAGTCGAGGATATGATGCCCGGAGAAAATGCCCCGCCAATGCATCCGTATTGTCATTGTAGTACAGCGGCTCATATGGATGATAATGATTATGAGAAATGGCTAGATACGTATTCGGAGCATGGACTTGATTTTGACACATGGAAACAATTAAATGTAACGGAAAGCGCAAATATTGAATGCTTACGCAAAGGAAGCAATCATGTTTTGTTAGACGAAATAAAATCGGATCACTATGGAAGAAAATTCAATAAAATAACAAAAAACAGTGCTGTTAATAACTCTGTGAGAAAGTATTCAAGAGCAATACTAACTCATAGAAATGGAACAGATGGCGAAGATTTATACATAATTAGTGCTAAGACTGGCAAAAGGTTATTTTCAAAGACAAAGGGAGCAAATGAGCTTGGAGTAGAATTATCTTTAGAAGAGATAAAGAAAATTAAACAATATGCAAATGTGGATGGAATTATAGGTATACATAATCATCCTACAAATATTCTACCAACAGGAAGTGATTTTGTGTCTGCAGGTGCAAGAGGTTATGAATTTGGTATTGTCGCTACGCACGACGGCAGAGTATTTTTATATAAAACAGGAAATAAGCCGTTTAGAAGTGCATATTTCAATCAAAACGTTGACAAATATGTATCTGCGCCATACAATTACGATATAGAGAAAGCTCAGATAAAAACATTATCTGAGTTTGGAAAGGAGTTCGGAATTGTATGGAGAGAATTGACATAGAAAAGAAGGATGTAATTATTCACAGAGATATGGCTCCTGAAGAAAGAGAAAAGGAACTTCAAAAATTAAAGGAAGAAAGCAATCAACTTAAAGAATGGGAAGAATAGGCACTACTGCTAATGATGATGGGTAGTGCTTATTTTATTTGCGAAAATCAGGGTTCAAGGTTTTAAGCAAAAAGAAAGTAGATGGAGTCTGGTATATTCTTTTACGAGAGGTGTAGCTATGGCGTATGAAGATATTTATAAAGGATTAACAGAAGAAGAAAAACAAAGAATGATCAAGGACGACATTCCAAAGTTTCGAGTTATAGGAGACGCTAATTTATCGGAAGAAGAGTTGGGACAAGCCGAACAAGATTTAGACAAAATAATTAAAAGACTTCGAAAGAGAGCTAAAAACAAAAATGATAGAAATAAAAATACGTGATCATGAAATCGCAGTAGTAGGTCATGCAAATTATGCAGAGTATGGCAGAGACATTATATGTGCATCGGTGTCGATGTTATTGCAGAACCTAGTAAAGTCGATTCATGATCTAACCGACGACAAAATAGAATACGATTTAAAAGCTGGACAGGCTTTTATCAAATACAGGAATTTATCAGAGAAATCGAAAACTTTGATAGATTCCTTTTTTATTGGTATTTGCAGCATTGCAGATGCTTATCCGAATTATGTTCGGATTGTGTAACTATTATGACCGAAAAGTCGTTAAACTAAGTTTTTGTTAGCAATGATCTGGAAGAGACGGATCAGGGCGAAAGGAGCAAACATGGAGAAACGCAAGTTATTTTTACAACTGTTCACAGAAGGAGATGACGGTGGGACCGGAGACGGGAATGGCGATGGATCCGGAACAGATGGTGGAAATAATGAACCAATGTCGTTTGATGACTTCTTAGGCCAGGAAGGAAATCAGGCGGAGTTTGATCGCAGAGTAAACAAGGCAGTCAAAACAGCAGTGACCAACGCAGAAGAGAAATGGAAGGCACTGACTGACGATAAGCTGACTGAAGCAGAAAAGCTTGCTAAAATGACCAAAGAAGAAAAAGCGGAATATCGTGCGAAGAAAGCAGAAAAAGAACTGGAAGAACTGAAAAAGATGAATGCCAGAACAGAACTTGCGAAAACAGCACGAAAGATGTTAGCGGACGAAGACATCAATATTCCAGATGAGCTTCTTGGTAATTTGGTAGCAGACGATGCAGACGGAACTAAGACAGCAGTTGAATCATTTGCAAAAATGTACAAAGAAGCTGTGCAGGCAGCAGTTAAAGAAGCGATCAAAGGAAAACCACCAAAAGCAGGAACAGGCGGTGGAAACACGATCACAAAGGAGCAGATAATGGATATTAAAGATCCGATTGAACGTCAGAAGATGATCCGAGAAAATATCAATCTGTTCCAGTAAAGAAAGGAGAAGAAATGGGAAAATATAAATTAGACTTGCAGTTATTTGCAGCACCAGATGGAATGACTGGACAGGGAAACTTAGAAGTAAAGGCAAGGGAAATTGACTTTGTAACATCTTTCGGAAAGAATATTCAGGCATTATTAGATGTACTTGGTATCGCAAGGATGATCAGAAAAGAGAATGGAAGTGCCTTAAAAACAAAAGAAGTAGCAGGAGAACTGAAATCAGGAGATATTGGAGAGGGAGAAGAAATCCCATATTCTCAGTACAAAGTAACAGAAAATGTATTCGATACGATTAAGATTGAAAAGTATCGAAAAGGCGTATCCTTGGAAGCAATTGCAGAAAAAGGATATGATGTTGCTGTCAATGATACAGACGAAGAATTTAAATCAGATCTTCAAAATAAGGTTAGTGATAAATTCTACAAGCAGTTAAAAGCTGGATCATTAACAGGATCAGAAACGACATGGCAGATGGCGATTGCAATGTCTATCGGAAAAGTTAAGGACAAATTCAAGAAGATGAAAAGAACCGCAACGGGTGTGGCTGTATGGGTTAATACACTTGATGTGTACAAATACCTAGGTGCAGCAGATATTACACTGCAGACAGCATTTGGATTTGAGTACATGAAGAATTTCTTAGGTGCTGATGTAGTATTTATCAGCTCTGAGATTCCAGAAGGTGTTGTAATTGCAACTCCATTAAACAACATCGTAGCTTATTACGTCGATCCAGGAGACAGTGAATTTGTAAAAGCTGGATTATCTTACACAACAGATCCAACAACAGGATTTATTGGATTTCACGCACAGGGAACATACGAAAGAGCGATTTCAGATATGTTCGCAATCATGGGCTTACGCCTTTTCTGCGAATATCTAGATGCAATCGCCTATACAAGTGTTGGAAGCCGAGATACACAGACTCTTGGAGAGTTACATCTTACAGCAGTAGAAGGTACAAATGCTGGTGATACAGCGATCACAATGGATGAACAGCTCATGTCTATGAAAAATGCATTTAAATATAAAATAAATGCATCTGCGGCAACAACAGTAACTTACGGCATGGATGTAAAGAACTGGTCTAAATGGGATGGAGTATCAGAAATCACAGCAGCAAAAGGCAGTCATGTGACAATTGTTGAGTGTGATCGTAACTATAAAGCAGTAAGATCAGGGGATGTAGTGTCCGCTGCGAAAGAATAGTGAGGTGCTGATATGGCTTATGAGGTAGTAAAAGCATTTCATGATCTACAGGATTATAAAGATATTAAAGGCGGCAAAGTGTACCATCACTATGACGTTGGGGATACATATCCAAGACAGGGATTAGATCCAGTGCCAAATAAAACTAGAATCGAGGAACTTCTTAGCAGTGGAAACGCTCAGGGAGTTCCTTTAATCGCGGAAGTAAAGGAGAAAGCGAATGCTGGAAAAGCTTAAGATAATGCTTTGTTTTGAGGATTCCACACAGGACGAAAAACTGATGCTGATCTTAGATTCTGTAGAATCGAGGCTTCGATTGCTTCTTGGCGGCGCAGATCCACCAGATGAGATGGAACACATCATTATCGAAGTAGCGATCATTCGTTTTAATCGCATCGGATCCGAAGGACTGGCAAGTCATAATGTTGAAGGAGAAACACAGTCATATGCGTCCGCAAATGATTTTGCTCCGTTTATGGATGAGATTCGGGCATATTTAGAAACGCAAAAAGATGCAAAACGAGGAAAGTTGAGGTTTCTATGAGATATGACACAACGATTTACTTTCAAAAGTTGACACAAGGAGAATATGATCAGGAAACAGGTGATTACAAAGAAGATCCTGTAAGCGAAGATTCAAGACAAGCCTCGATCATGGATACAACAACACAGATGATGCGACTGGTTTATGGGATGATCAAGCAGGGCAGTTTAACGATTCAGTTACAAAATCACTATGATCAGCCATTTGATCAGATCAGAGTTGGAAATACAATCTATAAGGCAGATCATTCAAGGAAGCTTCGAACCAAGCAGACTTTTATTGTGTCGGAGGTGCAATGATGAGTGGAATTAAGGTGAATGGATTAGATCAGCTTAATGCGAAGTTGAGAAAGAATTTAGATTTAAAAGCTGCAAAAACTGTTGTTAGACATAATGGAGCTGAATTACAAAAGAAAGTAAAGAAGAATACTGATAACTTTAAAGGGCATTATGAGTGGGTTAAAGGAGAAGGACTTAAATTCGTAACGCCATCAGGTAATTTAAAAAGACACGTTACCCTTAGTATTAAAGATTCTGGATTAACAGCAGTGGTTGAGCCAGAAGTTGACTACGCAGAATATGTTGAATACGGAACACGCTTTATGGAAGCACAGCCTTATCTAAAGCCTGCGTTGGATGAACAGAAACGTATTTTTAAAAGCGACTTAGAAAAGATAATGAGGTGATTATGGATCCACAGCAGGAACTATTTACTATGTTGCTGTTAAAATTAAAAGAAAAATATGAGGATACGGGAATTGGTGTGTATGATACATTCTTACCGCCAGATGGAACCCCGTATCCTTTTATTTATCTTGCTGACAGCACACAGGATGATCAGGCAAATAAAACAACAGTCTTTGGCGCAGTTAGTCAGGTAATCCATGTCTGGCATAACAACCCAAGACAGAGAGGAACATTATCGAAGATATTATTAGAGATCAAAGATATGTGCTACAAGATCGAAGAAACAAAAAACTTTGGTTGGAATCTTGTAAGAGTAAATCAAAGAATCCTCTCAGACGCAACAACGAAAGAACCCCTGATGCACGGGGTTTTAGAATTAGAATTTACATTTAATTAGGAGGTAGCAATGTTAAATTTACAGCTTTTTGGAAATGAAGCGGTGCAGGGCAAGAAGATTGTTTATCTGTATCGAATTTTATCAGAAGCGGCAACACAGAATGGTACAGCGTTAGCATTTACAACAGAAAATGGCCGTACTAAATCAAAAGATGCAGATTCCACAGCCACAAAGGATGGTTCTGTCAGAACACCAGGTGCTGCAGAAGTGGAGATCACAGCAACATCAATCTTAAAGAAAGATGACGAAATGATTAAAAAACTAGAAAAGGCTTTAGATGATGATGCATTGATTGAAATTTGGGAGGCTAATCTGGCAGAACCAGTATCCGCAGGAAATAACAAATTCAAAGGAAAGTATTTCCAGGGGTATTTAACAGAAATCGAATATACAGCTAATGCAGATGAGTTTGTAGAGGTTTCTTTAACATTTGGTATCAATGGAACAGGTGTGGATGGAGATGTAACTGTGACAACACAGCAGCAGGAACAGGCATATACATTCGTAGATACACCAAAAACAGGAGCTTAGGAGGATATAATACATGTACGAATTACAGATTAACAAATCAACATATGAATTTAACTTTGGAATGGGATTCATGAGAGAGATCAACAAAACAATTGCTGTCCCAGTAGAAAATATTAAAGGAAAAACAAAAGACATTGGTCTGCAGTATAAAGTTGCAGAAATGCTTGATGGTGATCTTGATGCATTAGAAGATGTTTTATTGGTAGCGAACAAAGGATTTACACCACGACTTGAACGAACAGAGTTAGATAAGCACATTGAGGATGAAAACACAGATATCGATGCATTATTTGATACGGTATTGGGTTTCTTAGAGAATGCAAATGCTACGAAGAGAACGACACGAGAGCTGAAGGAAGAAGTGGAGAAACAGAAGAAGAAACAGGAAGAATAAAAGATTTTGAAGAAATATACCGGGAGCTGGCGATTGAATGCTTCCGGTATTTTGGTTTTACGTCGTTTGATCAAGTTGATCGATTAACAATCGCACAATATGAGATCATGGCTGAAGCGGCAAGGCTAAAAGAAGTAGATAAAGACTACAGAAATCACTGGCAAGCGTTTCTTAATTTTGCCGTACGTGCAAAAAAGAAAGCCGGAAAGAACAGACAAAAACCAGTCTATCCAACATTTAAGAAATTCTACGACTACGAAGATGCGATCAATCAGGCAAAACAAAAGAATAAGCCAGATCGATTTGAGAAGATGAAGAGATTGCTAAGAAGGAGGGAGAGCTGATGGCAGAATCATATAGTGTACAAGCAGTGTTATCTGCGGAAGATAAAGGATTTACATCTGGGATGAAGTCTGCTGGTGCAGCGGTTACCTCTCTTGGGCAAAAATTAAAAAGCGGCATTGGATTCGGGGCAATGATGGCGATTGGAAATAAAGCGGTGTCTGTAGTCACTTCTGGACTTTCAGAAATTGTAGGAGGACTAAATGAATCAAGTGCTGCATGGAAAACTTTTGAAGGTAACATGAGCATGAATGGTCATTCAAAAAAAGAAATAGCAAGGACCAAAAAAGAGCTTCAAAAATTTGCGGAGCAGACGATTTACAGTTCTTCAGATATGGCATCTACATATGCTCAATTAGATGCAGTTGGTACAAAAAGTACAACGAAACTTGTAAAAGGATTTGGAGGTTTAGCTGCAGCAGCAGAAAATCCACAGCAAGCAATGAAAACTTTGTCACAGCAGGCTACACAGATGGCAGCAAAACCTAAAATACAGTGGGAAGACTTCAAATTAATGCTTGATCAGACACCTGCGGGTATTGCAGCTGTTGCAAAAACAATGGGAAAATCTACGCAACAGTTAATCAAAGATGTTCAGGATGGTAAAGTAAAAACCGAAGACTTTTTTGCGGCAATTGCTAAGACAGGAACGAATAAACAGTTCACAAAGCTTGCAACAGAATATAAAACTGTTGGACAAGCAATGGATGGTTTAACAGAGACGGCAGCAAATAAATTGCAGCCAGCGTTTGATAAAGTATCTAGCATTGCAATTAAGGGAGTAAGTGATGTAACGAATCTTTTAGATAATGTCGATGGTAATAAAATAGCGAGCAAGATTGGTGGCTTTGCAACAAAGGCTGGGAAATACTGGTCTGTTTTCAAGACAGATGCAAAAGAAATAGGACAAGCGTTCGGATCAGCAATAAGTGCTATTGGAAAAAACATGGGAGAATTGAATGGATCATTTGGCTCTGCAAAATCTGTATCTGGATTTAAAAGCATAATTGGTGAAATTACCGGAGGGTTAAAAAGTTTTGCTGGATTTTGTGAAGATCATTCAGATGCAATTGCATCGCTGATAACGCAATTACCAAAATTATTAGTAGCTTACAAAGGTTTTAAAATTGTAAAATCAGTTGCACCAGCGGTACAAACATTTGGATCTGCAATTACTAAATTAGCAGGAAAAGGGATTGCCGCAATTGCAGGAAAACTATTTGGTATTGCAGTTGGAGAAAAAGCAGTTGGATCAGCAAGTATGGAAAGTTATAGGCAAACAATGCAAGCAGCAAAAGCGTTCATGATGCTTGGAGTTGGAGTACTGACAATAGCTGCAGGTTTTGGAATTATGGCTGGATCTGCTATTGCACTTGCTAATTCCGGAGGCGTAGCAATTGGAGTTATGATTGGTATGGTTGGTGCTTTAGCATTGATCGGACTTGGACTGACAGCAATGTTAAAAAGTGTATCGGTTGCACCGGCACAACTATCTGCTACATCAGTTGCATTTTTAGCAATGGGCGCGGCAGTCGTATTAGTTGCAGCCGGACTAACGATCATGGCGGCGGCAAGTATTGCACTTGCAAATGCAGGTACACCAGCGATCGCCTGTATGGCAGGAATGGTTGTAGCTGTTGGAGCGTTAATGGCGATTGCAGGAGCCGTTGGACCAGCAATGATAGCGGGAGCCGTTGGGTTTATTGCATTTGGTGCAGCAATTGTACTTGTTGGCGCGGGGGCATTATTAGCGGCAGCATCGTTAGCAGTTGTTGCAGGAGTTCTTCCAACAGTAGTGCAATACGGAACTGCAGGAGCTGTGGCAATAGCATCACTTGGAGCAAGCATGATTGTATTTGGAGCAGGAGCAGCAGTTGCTGGAGCTGGATGTATTGTACTTGGAGCTGGATTACTAGCGGTTGGAGTTGGAGCTACGACAGCAGGAGCCGGGCTTTTAATACTTGGAACATCGCTTACAGTAACAAGTACAGGATTTACTGCATTTGGAAATGTTATCAAAACTGTCGTTGGCGCAATCAGCGGAGGGCTTCGAAGTGTACTTGATGGAATTTCGGGTGTGATCAAGTCTGTTGGAGAATCTGCGAAGAATGCAGGAACTGGATTTAAGAGTGTAGCCGAAGGAATCAAGATGATTTCCGGATTATCGATAGGATCTATTGCAAAAAGCCTTGGGGCAGTAGCAATCGGGATTGGAAAAATCTCTCGTAAAGGCTCCGACATACAACAGACTGCAAATGGCATGAAGACCCTATCAGCAGCATCAACATCTGTAAATTCAAGCTTTGGATCCATGGGAGCGAAAGCAACATCAGCGCTATCTGGAATCAAAAAATCAATGTCCAGTACGGCCAATGCTGCAAAATCATCTGGAAAGAAGATGGGAAGCGGGTTCACCTCTTCTATGCAAAGTGGATTAAGCAAAGGACCAGGTATTGCCTCAAAAGCTGTATCTAGCACAAATTCAAGATTACGTTCAGGACGATCTGGAGCATACAGTGCAGGTGTTTATATCAGTCAAGGGTTTGCACAAGGAATGAGTTCATGTCTGGGACAGATCGAAGCCGCAGCATCCAGAATGGTATCAGCAGCAGAAAAGGCAATTAAGGCAAAAGCTCAGATTCATTCACCATCCAAGTTGACAAAAAAAGATGGTCGCTACATAGCTGCGGGGCTTGCGATTGGTATTAGAAACGGCATCAGTAGCGTGAAATCAGCAAGTAAAACCTTGGCAAAAACAGCAATTGAGACTATGACGAAGGCTACAAAATCTCGTAAATATGAAGATGCTGCAGGTGGTGCAATTGATAAGTACAAGACATCTATGAATAATAAGGTGTCTAGTATTACAAAATCTTTAAATAATAAGATTAATGCAGGTGTCAAGAAACTTAAGAAACAGCATCCGAAACTCAAGAAGGCTTATACGAAGGTTGGAAAGATTCTAAAATCTGACATGAGCAAAACTATAAAGAACCAAGGACAAAAAGCAATCAATGCAGCAGATAAGGCGTTAACAGCTCTTGGGAAGAAATATCAAGAGAAATACGATGCGATTGTCTCAGATCGGGATAGCTATAAGAGTAAATTGGCTGATTATGGAGATCTTTTTAGCTCAGATAGTTATGGGTTTATTTCTATTGTGGATTTTAAAGCACAGAAAAAGCAGGTTGAACAGCTTGCAAAAAATATGGAGAGACTTAAAAAGGTGCTTCCGTATGATCTCATGAAAGATATCCAGAATCTTGATACTGCACAGGGTCTGAAATATACAACAGAACTGTTAAAGAAAAGTGATGCATGGCTCACTCAGTATGGAAGGGATTATTCAGCATTTATTAATAGTGCTAATTCGAATGCTCAGACATATTACAAGCCATATATTGACCAGATCGATAAAGATTATAATAACGCGGTTACAACCGAGCTTAGCAAATTAAAAATACAAATGAATAAGATTGCACAGGATGCAACAAAAGGGTTTGTGAAGGGATTGACATCTAAATCGAATAAAAAAGCTTTAAATAAAGCAGCAAAAGATTTGGCTAATATCCTCACAAGGGCAGTGAAAGGAAAACTAAAAATCCACTCACCATCCCGTGTCATGAAAGCCCTAGGTGTTTTTGTTGTAAAAGGATTTGTCAATGGAATTTCTTCTATGGGTAATACACTGGATAAAACGATGAACAATATTATAACAATTCCAAACTTTGATAATCTTGCGATTGCAGGAGATGTTGGCGGTAGTCTTAGTAGTGATTATGACTACTATGCACAAGCAGAGTATACGATTGTTGTTCCAGTTGATCTCGATGGCAAAGAGGTTGCAAGAGTAACAGCTCCATACACAGAAGCAGAGCTAAGCAAACGGCAGACAAGACAAAACAGAAAATTAGGAAGATTGTAACAGGAGGCGCATATGCAATACAAATTTATAGATATCTATGATTCACAAGATGAGATTGCATTGCCTTCTGAAGCAATGAATTTCAATGGAAAATTTCTTGAAAATGAGATTCTGGGGTATAGGACACTATATGTTAGTGGAAGGGAATCTCTTGCTCCTGAATTAGAATTTTTTGACCGAACCAGAAGACACGGTAAAGAGGTTAAGGGAAGACGATTCACAGAAAGAGTGATTACGGTAGGATATCAGCTGATGAGTCCTACCGCTTTTGATTTCCGTCTGGCCTATAATAAGATGGCTCAGATTTTAAATGTGGATTCTGCAAGGATTGTATTTGCAGATGAACCAGATAAATATTTCACTGGAACACTCACTTCGATTGGAGATGTAGATCCTGGAAGATTATGTATTACTGGAGAATTAGAATTTACATGTGCTGACCCATTCAAATATTCGATAAAGGAAAAAGCATATAGTTTATCTAAAAAAACAGAGATCTATTATGAAGGGACACAAGAGTGTTTCCCCAAAATACAATGGAAAATGAAAAGTAATGCTGGATATGTTGCAGCATATAAAAATGATGCGCAAACAATCATACAGATCGGAAATGTATCAGAACAACAAGGGTCTGGAAATACATTTCAAACTGGAGATATTATTACGGCACAATGCGAAGATGCAAAAATTTTTGTGAATAATAGGGAATCAGAAACACTGGGAGCACTAGGGAATACATGGGAGAGTTTTTATTTATCCCCTGGAGAGAATACGATCGGAGTATTGACGTCAGATTGGAGTGAGATTCCAGAAACCCAATTATTAGTGAGGGAGGTGTGGTTATGATATTGTATTTTGCAGATCGTGAATTAAATATTATAGGGAAAACCTCAACTAAGCTGCCGAAAGGAAGTGTTATATCAAATGATAAAAAAACAGAAGATATTGAAACAATGGCAACATCTTTTGAATGCGATGTATCATATACGGCATCGGACCAGAGGAATATTGAGATTTGCACAACACCAGGGAACTATATTTTGCGGAAGACAGAAAATGATGAGGATATAATGTTCCAGATCATAGATTCTGAGAAAGATGACGACTCTATGACTTGGCATATCTATTGTGAAGATGTTGGAATGGAATTATTAAATGAAGTTGCATTAAAAACAGAAGAAGCCAAGTCCTGGACAGCAACGCAAGCAATATCAAATACAATTATAGGAAGTGGATATGAGATAGGAATCAATCGGAGTGATAGTACCCAGAAACTTTGTGAATTTTCAGAGCAGACAAGATCAGAAAGGTTAAAAGACATTGCTGATTTATTTGCTATCGAAATTGATTATCGCTTCGATTTGAGCAGCGATGAAAAAACGGTATCACACAAATACATTGATATATACAAAAAAAGAGGTGAAAGCAAGGGTGTAATACTGAGAAAATATATCGATTTTGACAAAATAACTGTTTCAAAATCAATACAGAATTTGGCAACATCGTTATACGCATATGGTGCTGCAGATACGTCCGGAGTAGCAATAACGTTAGAAGGGTATGCATATGATGATGGCGATTTTGTCATTGCACAACAAGAATTTGATGATAGAAACGGGGACGGAATACCGGATAAAGGATACTGTTTACAATCCAGAAACGCTCTTGAAAAATGGGGAAGGTGTATCGATGGGACAAAAAGGCATATAACGAAAATATACAATCTCGATACAGTTGATCAGAAGACATTGTTCGAAGGAACGTTGAAAGAATTAAAAGCAATTTGCGATATCGCAACAAATTATGAATGTGATATATCAAATACGACCAAAAGCATATCACTTGGAGACACGATTAATATGGTGGATGAAAGTGCTGCATTATTTTTATCATCAAGAGTTTTAAAGATAGAAACCTCTGTAGTAGACAAAACAAAGAAATTGACTCTGGGTAAGTACTTAATCAAGAGTAATGGAATTTCAGACCAGACGAGACAAAATATCACACAGATTATTACGACGGTTATTGGAAGCAGGGTTCAAGAGATGTCTGCGGATGACGTCAGAAGTATATGCGTGTAATGTAAAGGAGAAATATGATATGGCATTAATGGGAGAAGAAGCTTTAAAAGAAGTCTGGAATATGATAAAAGGAAAAATCTCAGAAGAAAAGCAAGTGTATAAATGGGTTTTTGCAGATAAGAACTGTACAATGTCAATATTTCGCCAAATGAACATTTGTAATATCAGGGTGACCGCTAAAAATGATCTATCAGGCTTCGAGCTAAAATTGCCGGAAGGTTTTTATCCGGATAACGAAATTAGCGATGAAAATGGAATATCAATCGCAATAAATGGAGCTACAAGTGTAAATATATCTTCTGGGAAGACAACTTCATTATCCTATAGCACGTCAAATTTTCTGCCAGATGAAAGCTATAAAATGTAGGGAGAACTGAAATATGATAACGATTGATAATGATTTAAGGACAATAAATATACCTTCTGACACTAGATTGCTTGGAGTGGTAGGTGATAAGGATGTAAATACATTAGAATTTGAAATGCCACGGAGATATAAAGGGTTAGATCTGTCTGAGTATAAAATACAGATAAGATATAAAAATATTGAACGAGGAAGATTAAGATATATGGAAGGTGAATATGATCCACCTAATATTGTTTTTAACGATGAAAAAATTAATTTTTATTGGGTAATCGGTAACGATGCCTGCAGCTATCGTGGAATAACAGAGTTTTCAATATTTTTGGAAAAAGATAACTGTAAATTCAATACCAGATGGGCAGCACTTCCCGTTTTTGAAAAACAATTTCCAGAAGTAGGACACACAGTGAAGGATAGCGAATTGGTAGAAATTGATGTGGATGAGATGAAATTTAGTGTTGAAGATGAAATACTTATAATGTCTCGAAAATAGGAGGTAAAAATGAAGAAAACAGTAAAAGGATTTGTGGATTCAGAAGGAAATGAATATCAGTATAAAGATGAAATTGCCCGTGCACAAAATCAAAAATTATCGCAAAAAATTGATATCGAACGAAAACGCATAGACTCTATCGCAAAGCTTCCTAGCGGATCAACTAGTGGCGATGCAGAACTTGCGGATATCCGTGTTGGTGCCGATGGAGAAACATATGATACTGCCGGACAGGCAGTTAGAGAGCAGATCAGCTCACTAAAGAGTGATACATCTAGAATTAAAAAAAGTCTAAGAACTACGTATGTGGATATGAATTTGTTTGCGTTGGGAACGATAAATAAAGATACAGGGGAAGAAGAATCCTCTAATAAAATATTACGATCAATTATCGATGTTAACGCAACAGAAGATATTACAATCAAATTACCTAAAGGTTACCAATGGAATGTTGCACATTGGTTAGCTGGAAAATATAGAAGCGACTTGTGGAACGAAAATAGTTGGTATCAAAACCTAACTATCGAAAAAACTACGGCAAATTATAAATATCGAATATTAATTAGGCGATCAGACGGTGCTGATATTACACTTAGTGAACTTATAGGTGTAGCTGAAACAAATCGTGAAGACTTGCAATCGTTTGACAAGATTGATGATTTAAAGAAAAAATTAAATAGCTATACGGAAGCTGCTGAAACATCAGCACAAGAAGCAGAACAAAGTAAGACAGCTGCAGAGACGGCAGCACAACAAGCGGCACAAAGCAAGACAGACATTGACAATATTAAGTCTGATATCGAGGAAGCGGCCAAGGGAGAAAATGTAACGCAGATACAGCAAAATATGAACGACATTAGTTCACTAAAGGAAAAACTATCAGAAATAGATACAGTTAATCATATTAGCGAAATACAGATGACATCCGGGAAGTATAAGAGGATGTTTTTTACAAAAGAGCTGGTAAAAACAAATTCAAGCGGAAAAGCAACAACGACTGATATAAAAGATAAAATAGAAACCCTTGGCGGTAAATGGGATTATAATACAAGCGTATTTGGATACGCGGAAGAAATAGGAGTGATGATCTCAGCGAGTGCTGACATAGTAGAATCTAGCAACACATATGGCGCGGTAAAAATACGAGCGTACAATGCAGACGGTTCTGCGCATTACGACAGCGGTGATTTCGCAGTTACACAAGTGGCGCTATTGATATTTACCGACGAAGCGTAAGGAGGGACATATATGGTTATAGCAAATGTGTTAAGTACATACACAACTGTAAGTGGATTATGGCAATACGACTATGGACAAGTATTACGTATACAGGGGATAAAATTACCGCCAGCTGTAGAGATACACTTTTCACTTCAGGAGCGAGGTGGGGAGTCGGTTACTAGAGTTGGGACAACAAAGGATAACGTGACAGATGTGGTAATTCCGGACAGCATGTTAGAGAATGGAGATATAACGACAGATTATAAAATTTATGCATTTATCTATTTGACTGATTCGGAATCTGGACAGACTGAATATAAGATTTCGATGTCTGTAAAATCACGTCCACGTCCAGAGCAGTTTGAAAAACAAGAAGATGGCGAGCTTTTTCGAAAGGCCATATCTGAGGTAAATAAATCAGCAACATCTGCACAGGAGAGTGCGACAAAATCTGCGACAGCAAAAGATGAAAGTATAGCTGCATCTAAAGAAGCAAAGCAGTCCGCGGAAGCGGCTAGTGTATCTGCACAGGCAAGTAAGAATAGTGCTGATGCAAGTAAAGGATCCGAAAAAACAGCGAGTAGTGCTGCGACAGAAGCTGTAAACGTAAAAGATATTGCAGTCAAAGCAGCTGACAGTGCATATAATAGTGCTTTAGCATCGAGCAGATCAGCAAAAGAAGCAAAGCAATCCGCAGAACAAGCGGATACAGCAGCAAAGAGTGCAAACGAAAGTAAACAAGCAATTGAACAGTTAAAGACTGCGATTGACACTACTGCTGAGCAGATCGCAACAGATCGTACAGCTGTGGAAACCGACAAGAAAGAAGTCCAAAAAGCGAAAAGTGCTGTAGAAGATTTAAAAGGAGCAATCGAGCAGAAAAGCTCAGAAGCGATTACAAATATCGGAACCGCAAAAGATAACGCAATTAAAGACGTAAATACTGCGAAGGATACAGCTGTAAGCGCAGTCACACAAGAGAAAGAATCGGCTGTAAATGCTGTGAATGAAGCTAAGGATGCAGTTGTTGCAGAGATAAATGAGAACGAAAATGTACAGAAGATCCAGAAGAATAAAGATGATATAGCAGAATTAAGAGAAAATCTAACGACAGTTGTTGATTTAGAAATGTCCGATAATCTTTTAGATAATGCGAACATATTAAAAAATAAGCGTTTAAGAAGTTGGAGTAAACCAACAATAGACGACTATACATATGATTATGAAAATTCATATGTTTGTCCAATTATAGCAGTTATACCAGGAAGTACATATGTATTTATAAAAGATAATGTAAAGGTAAAACTTAGGGGGATTATTGGAACATTATTCTTTAAAGAAGATGGTAGTTTTTTAAGTTCCGTTTTTGATAATAATATTATTGATATTGTAATCCCAGACGAAGCTTATTACGTAAGTTTTGCAACAAATGGTAATGACTTTTCTGAATATAATTTTAAATTATATAATGAAAACATGGACTATAGTTATACGGAGTATGGCTATAAAGCAAAAAGGCTTGAAAAAATAGAAAAGAATATTGCAAGTGCAAAAGAGATTGTAGCAGATTTAGCTATTAAGCCTACCGCAAGTGGAAGTCCTGTTATACTGACGGATTCAGCTGAAATGCCAATTCATGACATGAATATATATGGGAAGTCATGGCAGACAACTACAAAAGGTATTAATTTAATGCCTGATAATTATATCAGAGTTGATAGTTCTATGCATAAAACAGAAAGTATAGATGTTGAGGCAAATACAAAATATGATATTTCGTTTGTTGACGTTCTTAAAAATTTTGTATGGGTTAATGAAATCGATGAGAACGGAGAAGAAACACAAACATTAGTTCAAAGAAATGTTTCGACTGATGGTCGATGTCATGGGATTATAACAACAAAAGATACAACACAAAAAATTTATTTGCTTATGTGGACAAATGGATTACAAACAAATGCAGATAAAATATTGCCACAGATTGCTGTAGGAGATACTGATATTGTATATGAACAATATACAGACTGTAAACCATCGCCAAGTATTGATTATCCACAAGAGGTTCTATCGAGGGAAGTAAATAGAATTACCGTAAATAGTGCTAACATTTTAAACATTTTGGATAAAGAAGAATCAGTATATGATAAGAATGGTTTAACGTATTCTATCAAAAATGGAGTTATAAAAGCTAAAGGTACTGCAACGACGAGTATATCGACAAGAATAGATATTAAAACTGATATTGATCAAAAAATGATTGCAAATAAACCGTATATTTTCATCCCAACTCCTATAAAAGGATCAGAAAACGAAAATGTTTATTTAGATTTTACCAATTCTTATAGTCGTGGAATATCATTAGCATCAAAAAATATTAATACGGTTATTAATATGTCAATTACAGATGTTCAACATGTTTTTAGACTTTATATTAGGTGTAAAGAAGGAACAACAATAGATATGGAATGGAAGCCGCAATTATTAATTTCTAATAGTTTATTATCTTATCAAGCGTACACTGAACAAATTGTTGAATTTGATGAGCCAGTGATCTTGCGAGGACTACCTGTTAAAAAAAACGGCAATTGCATAATTGATGGGCAACAGTATATGTCAGATCGGATATGTAAAAAAGATGGCGTTTGGGGCGTTGAAAGAAACGTTGTTAAATATAAGTTGAATACAAAAGATTATTCACAATATGAGGCAGACGCACAACAGATTGGAAGTCGTATCAATGTAAAATTAAGTAGAAATCTACTGACTATGTTTGGAGATGATAAAAATAGCACCCATTTAATTTCAACAGCAGATAATACTGCAACTTATAATAATGAGGCATCGACGGGAAAGATATGGGCTAGATTCTTTGTTGGAAGTGATGTTATTGATTCAATAGAAAAATACAAGGAATATATCAGTTCGCATGACGTATATGTGTATCCTTATACATCTGATCCAGCATTTGAACCATTTTCTGATTCGGTACAAGAACAGCTAAATGCACTAGCAACAAATCTAAAATACACAACAGTATTTACAGATAACGGGTTATGTGAATTGACTTATATAGCTGATCCTAAAACCTATATTGACAATAAATTTAATGAACTTAGTAACGCAATAATCGCAAGTGCAAGTGAGGAGGAATAGAATGGCATTTAATTTAAGAAATTTTGTAATGAAAACATTAGAAAAGATGAGAGAGTCTGAAGATGAATACCAGGTAAGAGTGTATGCACTTAAGTGGTATACAAAAGGAGTTTTAACGGATGAAGACATGGCAACAATTGAGGCCTGGTATGAAGTAAAAGATATTGAGGATGTAGTAGATGATGAAGATACATCTAAGGAGACAGCAGAAGAAGACCCTACGCAGTGAAACCAGCCACGATAAAACTGCGCAGGGCTGAAAAAGAAATTAGCTAAGAGAGACAGAGGAATCTCCCTTAACGTTATACATAACGCTATGCAAGAGAAAAGGTGAATCAAAAAATGAAAAATTTTATAAAAATCAGAGCAAGACCCACAGAGGTCTTATTTTTATGCACAAATTTAACAAAAAGAAAGGAAGACTAAAATGATGAGAGAATTTATTATGTTACTTAGCAACAATATGTTCTTCAGGATTGTGATGATTGAAGTCTGCCTAGATACAATCTTAGGATCATGCAGAGCAATCAAAGAACATAAATTTAACAGCTGTGTTGGAATTGACGGAGCAATCAGAAAGGTCGCGATGCTGATATCGATTTGTTTTTTGATGGGAATTGATATGATAGCACACATTAACGTATTAAGTCTTGTACCTCAACAATATGTACAGTTCCTGGGAGTGGAAAAGTTAGGATTGTCAGAATTTTTTGCACTTATGGACGGATTATATGAGGCAGTCAGTATTTTAAAAAATGCAGCATTATGTGGCTTACCAGTACCGGTAAGAGTTAGAAATTACATACAGAAGTTTTTAGAAGATATGACAGAAGAATTACCAGATTAGGAGGAAAAATAAAATGGCAAAAGCAAGTACAATTATTAAAAAGGCAGTAAGTTATCTCGGAACAAAAGAAAATCCAGCAAACAGTAACAAAGTCAAATTCAATAACGATTATTATGGAAGAGTGGTATCTGGATCAAGCTATCCTTGGTGCTGTACATTTGTATGGGATATTTTTAAGATGTGTGATGCATCAGATTTGTTCTTTGGCGGTAAAAAGACAGCATACTGCCCAGACGTAGAAAACTATTATAAAAAACATGATCGTTGGCACTCCACTGGACGGGCAGGAGATCTTTGTCTGATGGATTTTGGAAAAGGTAGAGCATCTCACATTGGTATTGTTGAAAAAGCAAATTCAGACGGTACATATACAACGATTGAAGGAAATACATCAAGGAGTAGCGACGATAATGGTGGAGTAGTCATGAGAAGAACAAGGAGCAAGAGTGTGATCCGTGGATTTGCAAGACCAGATTATGACCCGGAAAAGTACACTGCAGTAAAGAAGACATCCGACAAAGGAGCAATCAAGTGGATGCAGAAGAAACTAAATTCACTGACTTCTGGAACTAACATTGAAGTGGATGGAATCTGGGGAAGAATGACCACAGCACAACTCAAGAGATATTGGAAGCAATTAGGATGGAGAACAACAGGAACATACTGTGGCAAAAAAACTTGTTCAGCCTTATATTCTAACAGAAAGAATTAATAAAGGATTGCTTTCAGGTATGATGTAAGTTATTATAAAAATATAGAATGACTTTTGATAAACTTGAAAACCAAAAATAAACGTTGTAGGAATTAAACTATTTCTACATTATTACTATAAGCACACCAAACAAACCGCATAAACCCGTACTTTTAAGCTTACATTGAAGAAGCTGCTAAAGCAGGTAAATTCTAAGGAATTGCACAAAAATTCATAGAAACGCATGATAAAAATTAGGCATTTTGCATAAAAGTGCCTAATTTTTATTTTTTTGAAAATAAGCCTAAAAATAGCCGTGCCCACGTCATGCCCACGGAAATTTTCTCGCGTGGGCATGACTTTTATAAAAATGACGATAAATTGGATTATTCAGACGATAAATTGGATTATTCAGACGGTGATATTTGATGCATATATGACTGTATAGTGTTTGCTCGAAAAGTATATATAATGAATGCGTGTATTTAACTTGCATATTTAGCAAATAAGTTTCATAATAGAATGTGTCGAACAAAATCAACTTGAAAAATTAGGGGGTTTCTGTCGACCCATGATAGTGCAAAAAATATAGGGGATCGACAGAAGGCGAAAACGCCTAAAATAGGAGGTGTTGCAGAAATATATGATTAGGGACAAGAAAGAAATGTTGAATTTTGAAGAGGTCGACAAAATAGAGACGTTTTTTGGCTTAAATAAGGGGATGATTTTGGGACGGGAATTAATAGAATCATAATGGAATTTAAATGTTTTTATTGGATACTGTACCGATTTTTTTGTTTTTGAATTAATAGAATCATAATGGAATTTAAATTTTCATCAAGAAGATCATACTTCTCCTGAAGCTCCTGAATTAATAGAATCATAATGGAATTTAAATAGTGTTGGGATTACAACTTGTTTTTTTGTTCCAGAAGGAATTAATAGAATCATAATGGAATTTAAATTAAATGACATTGAGCTTGTAGCTGCTGCATTTCCATCGAATTAATAGAATCATAATGGAATTTAAATATAATTATCATCGTTCCCGATGCTTACTTCGTATATGAATTAATAGAATCATAATGGAATTTAAATGTACAAGGTATTTGCACCGCCAATTCGTGATCAGAGGAATTAATAGAATCATAATGGAATTTAAATAGAGTCTTATGCTGATGAAGGCTGTGAATATGAGGATAGGAATTAATAGAATCATAATGGAATTTAAATTGTTTTTTCTCGTCCGTAATCGATCACAGCGTTCGGAATTAATAGAATCATAATGGAATTTAAATTTGGTTTTAAATGTCTTGAAAGAAGATATGAGTAAGAATTAATAGAATCATAATGGAATTTAAATTTCAATTCGGCATATTGAGTTACAAGTGCATCTTTTGAATTAATAGAATCATAATGGAATTTAAATTTTGCATAGGTAGTAGGCAACTACGCTAGCCAATACGAATTAATAGAATCATAATGGAATTTAAATTTCTCGTAGCCGTATTTCTTCATCAGCTCGCTCATAGAATTAATAGAATCATAATGGAATTTAAATTATGTAAATATAGTCACTCAACGTTTACTCCTTTTTTGAATTAATAGAATCATAATGGAATTTAAATTCATAATTACAGATGCGATACTGGCTGCTAATCCGGAATTAATAGAATCATAATGGAATTTAAATGACCTTGATACGCATTCCAATCACCGTTGCAAGCTGAATTAATAGAATCATAATGGAATTTAAATGTAGACGCTAACGAATTGATAGCATTTTGAATCTCGAATTAATAGAATCATAATGGAATTTAAATTGCTGCTGACATTTATTTTTCCTCCTTTTCTTCATCTGAATTAATAGAATCATAATGGAATTTAAATGAAACATAATTGTTAGATGTTGCGATACAAAAATCGAATTAATAGAATCATAATGGAATTTAAATTTCTGTTTCCTTTCTCCATACTGGTTTAAGCTTTCTAGAATTAATAGAATCATAATGGAATTTAAATTTTCTTTTAGCTCTTCAACACTCGTTCCGAGTAACGGAATTAATAGAATCATAATGGAATTTAAATAACATACGCGTTCCCGTAATGATTTCGGTTACATTCAGAATTAATAGAATCATAATGGAATTTAAATATGATTGGAATAAAGCGAAATAAAGTGGCATACGTGGAATTAATAGAATCATAATGGAATTTAAATTCGTCCAGAAGGTCCTTAACTCCATCGAACCATAGCGAATTAATAGAATCATAATGGAATTTAAATCTCAAAGGTGTTAGGGGATTCTATCAATACTTCCAAGAATTAATAGAATCATAATGGAATTTAAATTCTTTAAT